TGGTGTATAATCGCCACCCGCCCTGTCTTTGTAAAAATCGGCACTCATTGAAATATCATCTCCACCAATACGAATTTCGTTGCCAGTGCCCTCTTGCTCTCCTGATGTATTCAGATAGAAAGCATTACCAGCCCCATAATACGTTGATGCTGCAAGTGGATTGTTTATAGCGTATCCACCATTTCTAGTAAATCGGTTGCGCAAAACAGTAGAAGGGAAAGCGCATGTCGAGTTCATGTCAATAGCGTGGGTTGTAGACCCGTTAATAGTGTTATCCTCTATTATCTGGCCATCGTGGCTAGTGTATTTAATGGCGACACCGTTATCTACAAAAAGATTTCCCCTAACTGTACCGCCTTTAAGTCCTACACCCTCTGTACAATCATGGACATAATTGTGTTCAAAAAGTTCATCCTCATCGTTGAACATATTCATTCCTTGGCCGCAATTGTCTATCTCGTTATTATAAATGTGACACCCTGCAGTCCTTGAGTAGATTCCCCATGTTGGGCAGTCCTTTACCTTACAATCGCTGACCACTTTCCCCTGCGACTGCTGTAGTCGTATACCAGTAGTACCCGCACCATTGATAAAAAAACCGCGAAGCATAAAAATGCCCAGCACATTCACAAAGAACAAGGGTGTTCCGTTTGTTCCAATAATTTCACAAGACCCCCATGTTGGAACCCACAAGCTATTGCAGCCAGTAAAAACAATCGGAGAGGTGGCTGTTCCTACATTTATATCCCACGCAACATCTATAGCGGGAGTCTCTGGACTACCACCATCGCGGCAAAACACTTCCTCCCCTGCTACGGCATTGTCGGCGGCTTCTTGGATGGTCTGCCACGCACTCAGCTTGGTCAAGCCATCGTTGCCGCCTGAGGCTGTTGGGTCGTAGTATCTAGCGACTAATGCCATTTACGACCTCGTTGGGTTGACTGCGACTTTGAGGAGATTATTCAGTTGAGCCTGATTCTCAAGTACTGCAAGGTCCTCAATCATTCTTTGTCTTAATGTGCGAACGTCGTTTGCTTCTATAGGAGTGCGCTTGTCACCTGTTGTTCCAGATCCGTCTTCTATTAATCCTCCATCAACAGGGATTAGATCATTCATATCCTTTGCGCTCCACTCTCCAAGACATACTTGAGCAAAGTAGCAAAGTTGGGCTTTAAGATCTGCATATTTTCTTGCGCGTTCATTACAATATTTAATTGCTGTTGGGTCTGTTACTGTCATTTCTAAATCCTCCGTTTAAATGCTCTCTCAAGCATAGTTATATATTTTTATTCTTATCTATCCACGCATCATCAACCACAATATGGTCAACTATATCCATGTGTCGCTCGCCGCCCAGTTTAATTTGTGGTATGATATATCTATTCACTATTAACCTCTATGTTCTTTAATATATTTGATTGCTTTTACGAGTATCATTGGTTTATTATCCACGAAAAAGTTGTTGTGTACTTGCCAACTCAACGCTTGAATCTGCATCATTACTGAACATAGCGGGGGTGATAAATTTTCTTAATCTCTCACATTGACTATTAAATATCTCATATAGTGTCAAGTACTTATCATCTGCGCCAAGTTCAACGTTATTAGCCCCCACTTTGTCAAGAGCTGCTTGTCTATAACTATAGTATGTCCCGTATTCCTTCAACACACTATTGATAGCAGTAGATGCTTCACCAGATGGATTAACATCATAACTATATGATAGATAATCTATATGATCATTTGCAGCCGCCACGTATCCTGACATGTTGAAATCTGAGAATACCGTAGAGGTGAGATCTGATTCTGCAACGTATGTTCTAAACGCCATTTGGTACCTCTTTGAAAGTTAAAATGGGGGCTAGAGAACCCAGCCCCCAAATATTTGCTTAGAATTAAGCTACGCCGCGAGGGGTCTTGAAGGTGTAAAGATTACCTGCGTTATGAGGGGTGACGATGTATGTACCATCAGATTGTCTTGATGTACTACCATCAACATTAGCCATAGCATAGATTCCACTTGCTTCAATAGTCTTAGCAACACCATTTGAATAACCACCAGCACTAAGAGAAAGAGTTCCTTCTATTTCTCCAGTATCTGAGATATAAACAAAAGCGGCTCTTTCGTCTTCTCTAACTCCACTAATAGTTACTGCTACACCAGAAGTGGTAGCTGTAGCTGTAAGTGCTGTCCAAACGCCGTTTATGCCTTGGATATTTGCCATTTTAATTAATTCCTTTGTGTTTAAAGTGGAGCTAGAGATCATCTAACCCCACTAATATATTATAAGGGATTACCCTATAATTGTTTAATTACGCTTGTGTGATTACACTTGTGAAATTACACCAAAAGCGGTTGCTTCACCAAGAACAGTCTTAGCACCATAGATATACAATCCTCTGATACCAGTACCAAACTTAGACTCAAGATCTATAACCTGGCTATCAATAAGGTTACCAGCAAAGGTAACAGATGATACAGTACCAGCAAAGATATGAGAACCAGCAGCTGAGGCATTGGTTAGGTTATTTGAAACACGAACATCAAATCCCATAACTCTACCAACTCTACCGTTTGTGTATGCGTCTTCAGCACTAACAGAACCATCAGTCTCTAGTACTTTATTCTGTACAAGATAGTTATGGAACCAAGGTGGACAAACTAGGAATCTTCCTTCTTGATCTACGTCAGCTTCATCAAGACGTTGAGATAAACGACCAACATACCCAATCACACCACTAGTGGTAGACTCAGAGATGTTTACGTTTACTGGAGTACTAGATGTTCCAAGAGCACTAGTTCCAGTTCCGCCAACAGTTAGAGCGCCAGATGGCATAATTGTTTGAAGGATGTATGTATCTACATCCTTAGCAATCTCAAATGCACCGCGTCTTGCAACTTCAGGTATAATTAAAGCAGCAGCTTGTTTTGAATCAACTAAACTTACCTGCTTTACGAACTTCTTAGCCTGATCAATATTAAGAATCTGACCAGCTGAATCTACATTACCATAACTAAGTGTTTCGTTGTTTGTGTAATCGCTAGTGTCTATATCACCCATAGAAGGGATCTTTACACTATCGCCCTGTTGTGCAATAAGACCTTGATAATCAGTATTAACCACATTACCAGCAACTAGAACCTTCTCTAGTCTTTCAAGGATGAATGCACCCATTACGTCGGCAGGGATAAAATTGTTTAAAGACATTTTTGTATTTCCTTTGTATTATAACTTACTTACTTTTTAATTCCGTAAGCTTCTTTAACCTGGTCCATATTAGCCATAATAGCTTCTCTATCACCAGATTGTGTGATGGCATCTATATTGGTAGGTATCGTTTTAGTTGGTACTTTACCTGTGCCAGGAGTTTGAACTGTTTTAGCTATGTCTTTTCTAGACTCTAGCAAGGCTGTCATGCCTGTATCAAAATCTAATCTATTTTCTCCATCAATAAATACTACTTTGTCGCCTTCAAGGTCAACTTGTTTACTAGATATCAATGATTGGATAAGAAGATCTGCACCATAAACTTTATCAGTAAGGACAGAGGTTAGTTTAGCTGAAATTGACTTGTTCTTAGCCATTCCTTCAGCACTTTGTCTAGCAGTTCTCTCAGTGTCTAGCTGTGTAGTTACATTAGCTAGTTTATCATTAAGAGCCTTTAGTGTAAGTGAATCACTAGGAGGAGTTGAACTCTTCTTAATTGAGTTAGCAACAAATTCATCAAGGTCACCGTCTGCATATCCAAGTGCTTCCATAGCTGTCTTGAATTTTCTAAGCTTTGAGTTCTCAATATTACGTTTGCTACTCTCAGTAATTCCTTTGGACTTCTCAGCCTCAATTAAAGCAACGACTGCTTCCATTTCTTTAGTCTTACCAGCTTGCTCTAACGATGCTTTCAAGGTTTCTAAATCCATCTTTGTCTCCTCGTCCTTCTAGGACAGTTTATATGTGCTCCAAGGCACTTAAGCAAGAGGTAATTATTCTCCTACTGTATTGGTTATCACTTTAGTTGTCTTGCCGTTTAATGTTTCTTTTAAGACTATAAGTTCTTCGTCGCTCATATGATTGAAGATGTCACTCACCATAGCTCTCTTGATCTCTATATTAACTTCCTCTGACATCTCTAATGATAGCATATCTTTAAGAGTAGTAAAGTCTGAAGTAATAGTAGGAGAGTACTTGGAAGGATAAGTAACCTCATATTTGATAGTCTCATTTACATACTTACCAAATAGAACGCTTAGGTCTTGTTCATATTTAACAGCTATTTTAGCAGTCTGTTCAAGCAGTGTACGCTTAGATATAAAGGAATAACTGGCAGCAATACCTGAATTAGCCTTTTGAACGCCTATAATGCCCTCTGATTCAGCTAATTTGTATAAACTGTCAACAAGTTTCTCATTATTATCTACTAACATGGTAACTATTGCTGGGTCAGGGCCTATAAATCCAGGAGTAATATTGATATCAGGAGTAGCTGGTAGTATAATTGCATTGTTAGGTCCTACAGTCATGTTATTATTATTAGTCTCAGTCTGATAGTATAGGATACTAAATGCCTGTGATCTCTCTTGATCTCTGATCTCACTGTCTTTATTAAATATAATATAATTAGTTTTAGCTACATCATAGAAAGGAGGTCTAGGTAAAATATCTTTAACATTTACACTTGACACTCTAATGACAGGTGTAACGCCGAGGCCGTGGATAAATGTCTCAGTAGATTTAACCTTATCGCCATCTTTAACTTCTACTACCTTAGTATTAGAGTCCCATGTAACATATACCTTAACCATATTACCATCACGTTCTTCTTCATTAACAAACGTTATGTTCACTAGGTTACCAAAGATGTCTTGTGAATACTTATATACTAGATAAGCAGGTTGTGTGTATATGTAAGGAAATTTACGCTGATCAATAGCGTCTTGTGTTACTTCAGGAGTGGATTCAAAGTTATCCATTACTACAAAGGTAGTGCCATGCAGTCTAGCATAGGTCACTACATCCTTAGAATTAATATTAATAGGTGTCTGACTGTTATCTACGTTCTCTAAGAAGGAATTAAATAGATTACTATTAGATTCTCTCTCTATTGTATTGTTATAGACAGGAGTAATCATACTATTAATAATAGGTTTCACATAGTTTCTATATGCAGACATTGCCTTTCTATTATCATAATAGCCTTCTCTTGGGAAAGGATATAGGTATGAGCCATCTTTAAATCCACCACAACCCTCAAATGCATGTGAAAGAAAGACATAGTCATTAATTGAATTGATGTCTATCCCTTTGTTATTACTATAGTTAGGTGTAGTTGTGTTTGTTAAAAACTTGGTTTCTGACATTGTTTATCCTTTAGTTCCCCATTAGATTACTGCGAATCATTTGTACTTGAATTGGCTTAACAAGCATCTCATATGCCCCTGTCAAACTATCTACCATGTCATCATGTCCCTTGCCTATATTTTCAGGACTGAATCTAGTGCATTCATCAAAGAATGCCCTTTTGAAAGGCATGTTATTAACAGTGAAATTACCAAGTTCACATTGACTGATCCATGGTAACGCTCTACTAATCTTATCTCTAGTAGGCTTTATAGTTCTTATAACGTGATTAGATAGTGCTGATTCCCTACGTAAATCATCAACAATTGCCATCTGTTGACCAGAACCCTCTATACCTAATGTAATATTACTTGTGTCTTTTAATGCTGTCTCTATGATTAGCTTCTTAAGGTCTGGGTACTTAAGCTTGTGTTGCTTCATGTCTATTATTTCAAACTTATTGGAATTGTCCTTGCGTAATAGGCAGCCACAGCTGTAGTCACTTGTCTTCTTGATAGTTACAGCCAGATCCCAGAAGCGTACTCCGCTACTATGGTTATCAGATGAGAAATCACTAATGTTAAACCAATCAGTTGATATTAATGCTCCTTCAAAGTCTACTATTAATGCTTGGAGTTCCTGTTGAGCAAATGAGCTAGTATACTGCTTCTTTAGATCATCTATGTATGCTTGTGGTAGGAAGGGTGACTCATCAATAGGTTGCCTTGACACAGTGAGATTATCATTGGTTACAGTAGTCACCTCACCATCAAATACATGTGCCAACTTCTCAGCATTAATAATATCATAGAACCAGTTCTTGCCCCTAGTAGTAGATACTAGACCCCAGAAGCAGTCCTCAGAGTTACGTAGTCTACCTAGTAATACATCAAAGGCTTCTCTTGATACCTCTCTGGCTTCCTCAATGAAGAAGCTATGTAAATTATATGATCTTAGTCTGTCTGGTTCATTAGCGGATCTGAGTAATATAGGAGTGTTATTAATAGTGAACGTCATGTCACCTATGTTAGCAGTGTATGGGATACCCAGCTGTTCAGCTATGTCTTTTAGAGTCTTAAATACGACATCCTTAAGATTTCTATATGAGAAACTGGCAATAAGAGTATACCTACCCTTACTTGCTTCCATGATAGCAGCCAGACACATAATCAGTGTCTTACCACTACCTAGTGATCCCACATAGATTCTACCTCTGGTGTCTGCCTGTAAGAAGTCTGCTTGTGCTTGAGAGAGATTCATTTTAACCTTAGTATTTAAGTGCTGCTATGATCTTTTCAACCTTCTCATCTTCATCAGTGCTTGGGACAGGTGGAGTGACCTTCTTAGGCTTTCTAGTCTTCTTCTTAGGTTTCTCAATTGGCTTAGACATACAGTCATAACAGGTTTCATACTTGATAACAGCAGGGCAATGAGCGCATGAACAGCCTGATATCTTCTTACCACATTCTTTACATATCTTTCTAAAATGTTTAGGCATAATTAATCTCTCTTTACAATGTTAAATGTTATGTTCTCTTGTTTAGGTGGTTCTTTAAAGGCATCTGGATCTGTGTCTCTAAAGTTAAAACCTAATTTACGTAATGTTTTCAGATAGTAGATTGATGGAGTCGCCTTACTATCAAACATACGTATCTCATGACTATATACTATATGTAGATAAGCTCTACACAATAGATCTCCTATCTCAGACTCCTCATCCATATATTTATGTAGTGTAGCTAGATGTTTAATACCTAACGCAATCACTAGTCCAGAAGCGGTAGGGTAGGGGTTTTTAATAAACGCGTCTACAACTTTCCTCACTTTATCTACATCTGTTAGTTTTCTACGTGCTGCCATTAGTTGTGCTTTCTGATATATTCTAATATAGTGGAGTCTTGATTGTTGTCTCTCCACTCATTGTTCCTAGATAGTATCTTGTCAGGATTCTTTTTATAGGCTATACGTTGACGCTCTTTAACACCTTCCTTGTGATCTTGATAGTAGGTATTTGCTCTAGTTTTTGCTTCTTCTCTGTGAGTAATTGAATATTCATTCCATCTAGCTTGCATGATGTTCGCGCATTTTTTACATTTTGTCTGAAGAGATTTACCTGATTTATAAAAGAACTCTGTTGTAGCTTGTAATTCATTTTTACATTTGGTACATATTTTAGTCATTGATTTCCTTTAACTCATTATTCATGGTTGTTTTAAGTCTTTGCGTTTCATCAGTCCAGAACTTATATGTAGCCAGGGCATGATTCCAGGCGCGGCCAATGTTATCAGCGAATTGTGGTGAGTTGAAATACTTGTGTTCTTTGTGAGAGTTGAATATATGTCTCATTTCATCAATTGCATCACCCACATAGGAGCTGAAATGTACAGCATCTAGGTTACCTATTCCGTTTTCTTTTAGCTTCATTTTTGTCTTAAGCTTTGCTGCGTCGTACATGTGTCTGTCTCCGTCAACTATTGTACACACCTCACCAAATACCATTTCAAAGTGATTCATTTGATTTCTTAATATATTAGTTCTTGCTGATTCAATATCTATTGTATACTTACGGGTTAAGTCTATGATATTTAGTATTTTAGCTTGGAAGTTGTTTTTTATGAAGCCGAGTTTGAGAGGGCCTATGCTTAATGTTAGTTTCTTAGATAGGAATAAGGCCACTATTATAATTATTAGTCCTGCTATTATAGTGTATGGGTTGGTTAAAAGTGTGAGTATCATTAAGGTTTTCCCTTAGTTCATTAGGTATTGTTGAATCTTCTCAAGTATGACATCAATTCGTTTAGTCCAATTGATATACTTATTGGAAGAATAGGCTAAGTATAATAGATATTCTTCAGAAGTTAATATTTTCTTGATATCAAGAGAATAGTTATACAAGCCATCTGGACTCTTGGCTTCTTTAGGATAATTTAATGTTGTTGTTACTTTCTCAATATGGTTATCATGTAGAGGGCGTACTGCCTGCATAAATCTGTCTCTAACGGACTTTAAACGCCAGTAGAAGAATGTATCAAAGGAACACTTCTTATCATTACCAAGATCATATTTGTTTATTTGCTCTAGCATGTCTAGATATATGAACTGGCGAAAGTCTTCTTTGTAATAGGTGTCAACCTTAGATAGGTATTTAGCTTCAAATATTGTATTGTACTCGTAGGCTAATTCGCTCCATATAAGATTACGTGGCATTTTAGCATCTGGGTGAATAGCCTTATACCGACTTATTAGTTTTTGGACTCTTTTGCTGTTCATTTGATATCTCCTTTTGATTGCCTAGTATCTCATTCATCACTAAGAGTTGTGCTGTTAATAAATTTTGCATATTATTTATTAGTAATTCTTCTACCTCTTTGGGTCTAGTAGGTTTTTTTTGACCATCACAGTCAAGTGGGGTGTTATCTCTAAGTTTAATCATTATATATTCCATAGGGTATGTTTGAGTCTTAGTAAGTCATTAACATCTATTACTAT